GGTAATATCTGGACAAGCCTGCGCCTTCGGAGGGAAAGATAGTGTGAAAGAAAACCGTCAGGGTTGTCTTTCGCGTTTCATCAGGGCACAGACTGGTCCTTTGCGCAGGCTTTGTGCTCCTCACCGCACCAAAAAGAAAAAGACGGCCGGTAATATCTGGACAAGCCTGCGCCTTCGGAGGGAAAGATAGTGTGAAAGAAAACCGTCAGGGTTGTCTTTCGCGTTTCATCAGGACACAGACTGGTCCTTTGCGCAGGCTTTGTGCTCCCCAGTGCACCAAAAAGAAAAAGACGCCCAAAGGCGTCTTTTTCTTTTTGGTGCGGAAGATGGGACTTGAACCCACACGCAAAATTATGTTATTGCCGTAAAGTGTAGGAATCAAGCGGGTTTTCCGACTTTCATTCCGCTGAAAAAAGCATGAAAAACTCACTTTCGGAACAAAAGTGAGTTGCAAAGTGAGTTATTTTGCCACCGTATCGTACTGCTCCACAGCGGCTAAAATTCTCCCACGCAGCGCCTGTGCGCTGGCGTGTTCGGTTCTGTATTTTTCTTTGATGTCTTCCAGCTCGGCGACCAGCTTATCATAATCTGTCTGCGGTTTTTCTTCCTCTTTGTAGGTAACGCCGAACCAGTCGCATACACCTTTGCAGAGTGCCTCGGCAATGCGCTTTTTGTTTTGCACAATCCAAATAGCATCCTGCCCGTTATCATGGAATGCGATTTCGGGATAGATCGACAGCATGGGAGTTCTGCCGATCTCGTAAAACTCGTCCTTCTGATAGACCCCTCGGTGGGTGTTCCGGGGGTAAATCTCCATTAGTCTGCGGTAGACCATCTGACAGGCCCGGTCGCTGATGCCTCCGGATCTGCCGTAGCGCAGGACAGTCGGCCCCTGCGCAGTCCCTTCTTTCAGGGTGGCCGTGCTTGCATTGGTATGGATGGGCATATGGAGGTTGGATTTCCAAGCGATGCTTTCGGCTACTCGCTCCTGCATGGTTTTGTCGGGGGAACCAATCATCACATCAAACCCGCAGCGGGTGAGAGCCTCGGCGCAATAAGCGCCGATCTCTACACACACATCATGCTCGTACACGCCGGGGAAGCCGTAGTACGGAGCATGGGGAGCAGGTCTGCGTTCGGGGGAAAGATACACTTTAGGCATCTTTCACCACCTCCTCAAGAGGGAATTCCTCCTCTTTGACCTTTTTCACCATGCCGGTGGTGGCTGCGTCATATGTACCATTAGCAGCCAAAGCGACAATAACAGCGTTCAGCAGGCACAGCACCACGCCCTGTACCGTCAGAGCAGAGCCGTTAAAGGCTTCGGCTCCGATGAGGATGGCCACAGAGATAATGTAAGCAAGCAGCTGGGTGTTGATGTTCTTGAGAGGGGTCTGTTTCAAAAACTGGGTGATGATGGTGACCATCATGACTGCACCGGCATAAGTGCCAAGGGAAGTCCAAGTTACAAATTCGTTCATTTCCATTCTCCTTTACTTTACGAGGTTATTGGCGATTACAGCGACAACGGCAACAGCAATAGCTGCGCCGATACCGGTTAAAATAGACCGGAGGACAGCGTTCCAGTTGTCCCCCGGCTTTCTTTCCAGCGTCTCAAGGCGTTCGCCCTGTCTGCTCAATTCGGTTGTCATGGTCTCCATGTTGGTGGCCAAGCGGTTTACACTGTTGGCGATCTCGCCAAAGGCTTTCACGCTGTTTTCTAGGTTGTCAATCCGGTGGTTCTGCCGCCGGTTTTCATCCTCCATGCGCCTGGCGAATTCTTCATGCACATCTTTGGGGAGGAAAATATCCATTAGGTTACCTCCTCAAAATACTGGCCTATAAGCTCATGCGGCAGGTAATACAGCACGATGGTTCCGGTTTCATTCAAACGCTTGCAGAGGTATGTTTTGCTGTCCTCCGGGTCGAGGTAATACTTGCCGTATTCGTATTCCATACCCCTCGATGCCTGGATTGGGTCATCAATCGTGCCGGGAGAACTGACATTGACGACTACCCACAGAGCAGGAACAGCCGGGGGTTCCCAGTCTGCCTGCGAGGTGTGAGCCTGCAAGCACTTGTATACCTTGCCATCGTGTCGTCTGCGGTCACCCACCGCATACTTGGTATCAGTCTCCCATGGCAGGAACAACATGGGGTTCTTTGCTGCATCAGCGTCCGCCATGGTGCCGGTCACGCTGTCAATGCTCGTCCGGATTTCCTGTGCCTGCTCTAAAATGTCATTCCGCATTGGCTGTTTCCTCCTTTTCTTCTGTTTCTACGCCGAGGGTTTGCAGAGCCGCTTTCAGCTGCTCCAACTCTGCATCCTGCTTTGCTTTTACTTCTTTGGCTTTTTCTGTGTAATAACCCATTAAGTCACCCCCATAACATTTAAGGCTTCCTTCATATCTGATGCCATAGAACCACCATCGAAATTTTCTATTTCAGCATTTTCAAAGATGGTATCTTCGGGTACTTTTCCGACAACATACTCTGCTTCCTCTGCCAAACAAGGAACATAGCACCCATTAGGAGCCTTCTTCACATATACCAAGGTGTCGGAATAGTATTCCTTGCCTTCTGCCTTGATTTTATACATTGTCACACCTCCAGTATCATGGATTTAATTCTGTTCAGCTCCTCAATCGAAGCATTGAAAAAATCATAGTTCCATAACCAATAGTCATCGTGTTCAGGGCGTTTGTATTTCAGCAAGGATAAATCATCCCAAATTCTATCCCATCGGTCTTGGTACTTCCCGTCTTTGCGGTTATTAAGCAGTTTAATTATTTCTGCTGTCAGCTTCCCACGCTCCAAGCCTTTACCATCATCATTCCTTGCGAAATAGCCATAGGCGTTTTGGCTTTTTGTATAGCAAATGGGATTTCCACAATGGCTGATTACATCGTTGGTTTCATCAAGTTTTGTACCATACGGAATGTTTACTTCACCGCACAAAGCCTTTTGCTTAAAACGGTTAAAACAAATGTAATCCATATGTTATACCTTGAAGCACGGAGCAACACCTGCACTTGAATTCGCATAATATGCGTCAGGATTACCAGCATAATCAACAGCTCTAAACATCTCTCCATTTGGAATATTGGGAGAGCGTAGAAGCCACCATACTGAATTCGCAAGTAAATCACTGCGATATTTGCGCTTATCATTACCAGCTGCATAATAATCATATTGTTTACAATAAGAACTTTCCTTATTTGTAGTATTTGGAGATACAGTGCCAAATACTTCATAATGTGTCAGAATGTATATTTTGTCGTCGGTCGATGTTGGAGTGACACCGGCAACTCCGTTTCCTGTATTATCTGTGTATATCGTAGTGGATTTTAGTACAGATTGTAGGTCACTTGGAAGCGCAGCTTCGATAAGAGGCATCACTATCGTCCTCATTTTACAGGACTTCCATCCACCAACAGTGGTTCTAGAATCGTTCATCCTTAAAGCTATGCTACCTGATGGAACAGAACTGTTGAAAAATCTGTCTATAAGACACACATCTTTTCCGTTCTTTGTTGCCTTAAATCCTTGAAATGCTATACCGTTGCCTTCACGCTCGGCGTTATGATTAAAACCAATGATAAATACCCAGGTGGTGTAATTCGTAAGAGTAAGACCATCAGAGACTTTGCCGTTCATGGTCACTTCCTTGCAGTCGCCGACAGCCCAGAAGTTTGCACCCTCGCCAGCGTCAGACATCTGCTTAATTATTGCCCAGCTTGTATCGTTCAGAACATGTGAAGGTAATGCGAGGTCAACTGTGGCAGGAACACTGACTTCCTGCGGGGCAGATACCATCGTCCCGTTTGTTGCAGAAACCGTCCACTTGCCCTCCTGCGGGATTTTAAGCCGAGCCTGACCACCAACAGAAACGCCTGTCACAGTCTTACTGCCAAGGGTAGCGGTAACGGTTGCCCCGTCAACGACATTTGCCACGAGCTCAAGGCCGCCACCACCTGCAATGATTGGGTTGCCGTAAATTACGCTCATTTTGATGTCCTCCTTAATAAGTCATAATCTTTGTGATTTGTAGGCTCATCGCCGCAGGAGCCGCCCCAGCTGCGTATATCTTTACCGTTCCATTTTCGTTTGCTGCCACCATCGAGGTAACACCAGCATCCGCAAGCGCTGCCAGCTGGTCAATGGTGGGGTTAAGGTTCACCTGTAGCCCGGCGGCTTGGCCCGTAAGTATCGTTTGATAATACGGGCCGCTGCCGCTCCAAGTGGAGCTAATGGAAACGGTTTGTGTCGTGATTTTCGGCTGGTAATCGGCGGTTCCTGTCGCCCTTGTGCCGTCTGCCTTGTAAAAGGCTTTTCCGGCCACAACAGCGCTTTCCTCGGCGGTCGTATCGGAAATATCAATAAGGGTGTTTCCGTAGAACTCCACCTTGTTTACCGCCATTCAAATCACGCTCCAATCGTTACGGTCTGACCTCCTGCGGGGTTATCGGCATAAGCAATCGGCACTCCGTTTACGACTACCTCAGAAAGGAAGTCATAGCCATCATCGGGGAGGACGCTAAACTGTGCTTTGGCCGGGGTTACGGTCTTTTTCTGGCCCTTGGTCAACTCACCGGCGTAATCACCGGTTACGCCAAGGATGGACACACCGGATTTAATGTTACCGGCAATGATTTTCGCGGCTTCGGTGCTGTCGATGGTAGCAGAGCCGGAGCCATCGTGATAACCGGCAGGGATTGCTACCGGGGATTTGTCAACGATGGATAGGGTTACAGCGCCCTTGTTCGGCATAGAGCCGGTTACTTTAGCGCCGTCCACATAGGCGGTTTTGCTATTAAGGATTTCCGCAGCGGTAGCGGTTGCATCGGAAGTATCGGCATCATACGGACAGGTGCCGGTAATTGGAGCGCCAGTCTTGTCGTGTGCTGTCTTGCCTTTAAGCAGGCTTGCAGCATCAACTGTATCGCCGGTCAAATCCATGAGGGTTTCGCCGTAAAAGATTATTTTGGAATTGTACTTAGTGTCAGCCATTTTCAGCCTCCTATAGTTACTGTTTGTCCCCCAGAGGGGTTTTCTACGATTTGTTTTGGCACCGCCATAAAGGTCATATTGTCTTTCATCATCTTTTCTTTTGTCAACAGCAGTTGGTCGGTAACAGAAGGGGTAACCGTGTACTCGCCATTATAGACTTCCGCCGCTACGCCAACCACGCTGCCGAATGTAATTGCAAAAGTAGATGTCTGAGATGCAAAAGCGGTTTGAAACTGGTTTTCAGAGGATTGGAATGTAGTCTGAAAAATCATTTTGTATCACCGCCCGCGATATCATCCAAAAGGCCATCTTTAAGGACATCTGCTACAGATACATTGAGGATATTGGAGTTAAGCCGCGCATTGCCAATACCAACCCGCAGCTGTATTTGCACCTGCGGGTTTGGTTTGAAAAGTGAAGTTTCCTCCTCTGTAAGAGTACAGGAAACGGTTTTATCTCCCAGCGTGCAATCCTCAAGGTCTTTTACAAGTACGACATTGCCGCCCTGCTTGTAGATAACGGCCATCATTGAGATGGTTCCGGTATCAAACGGGACGGTAAAAATGTGGGTTGGGGTTGTGTATCTTCCGACGAGGCTCACCCTTTCACCACCTCCGAAATCGCTACCTGTAAGGTAATATCCGCGGTTGGCTTGTCGCCCAAGGCATAGGCCGTAATAGTGCCGTTGTCGTTCGCTACATAGATAGCGCCGGTTCCGCTATCAACCATGGTGTTGTAGGCGGCGGTGTCGATCTGGATATCCACCTTGCTATTGGCAGTAGTCCCAAGGCCGGTTACCGTCTGGCTGTAGGGACTTTCGGAGCCGAGCCAAGATGCCGCAGGAAGCGAAAGCTGCTTAATAACAACCGCCCGGTTTATCTTGTACTCCATCTTTCCGATGGCCTGCGTTACCGTGTCTGTTGCGGTTACATTCTGCCGGGAGGTTGCCTGCTTGTAGCCGGGGATTTTGATTTGGCTGCCGGTGTAATCGCCGGTTTGCGGTGTCACCGCTCCGGTGCGGCCGTTAAAGCTCGCAACAGTACCGGGGCTGATGGTGTGCGCTACATACTGCAAATCGGAAACCATTGTCGGTTGTGCGGTATAAGTCGCTATCGGCAGCTGGTACACAGTACCGCTTGCATTGATATCCTCCTGCACAAGCGCCGGAAGCGGGTCTTGCGCCTGTGTCACAAAAGAAATCGGTGCTTCGGTGTTTGCCATGTCAATTTGGATAAGCAATCGACCGGGGACGGAGCCGCTGGTCGGGAGCGTAGCATTGATCGTTTGGGCTTCCACAACAAAGTTTCGACCTAGGATTATACCACGGCCATCGGAAACATTGATGATGTTACCGCCCTGTGTAGTTACCTCAACGCCCGTAAAGATGCCGCTGTCGTTGATAATGTGGTTGTACAGATACGCATCATCCGTCGGTGTGACGATGGATGCGTTATACTGGAGCAGCGTTATCATGCGTTTGCCCTCCTTTCAAGGATTAAAATTTTGGTAAGGTCGGCACGGACAACGCCGAAGGTCATTTTTGTAACATCCTGCGACCTTGCATAGCCGGTAAGGATAGATTTGTAACTACTGTCGCCATCAATGACCAAAACCTCTGTGCCGATGGCCATCGAGGTATCAAGTACGCCACAGTCGTTTCGGGCAGTCAGTTCGATCATGTTGTCATACTTTTGCGGACTTAACGCTTCGTAAGCCTTTTTGTATGCAGCAGATTCAAAATTGTTATCCGTTTCTAAAAACTGCGCCGCAAAAAACACAGGTGTAATTCTGTCCGTGTTGTTTGTGTCGACCTTGCCGTCTGGGTGCAGATAGTAGGTTATGCGCTGCGTCTCATCGGCCTTGTTGTAGATGGTCACCTTGTTCAGCTGGCCTGTACTGTCACCGATGATGATGTTTTTATCCACGATGGCCTGTAGATTTGTTTCGATTACCGCCGTTTCGCTAACCTTACCAACCTTAACGGATATCGTCTTTTTCTGCGGGTCAAATCTCATGTTGACAGCCACGCCGTAAGCCGTCAGCGATTTCGTGATGATTTCGTAAAAGCTGTGGATGTTGTCCTTTAGGTTGAGCGCCCCGGCCGTTTCGGAGGTCGTTTCCACCGTCATACCGGATATATTTTGCAAAGCATCTCCCGAAGAGACAAAGTTATCTCGGATGATCGAAGCAATAAAAGGCTCGATCTTTGCAGAGGTCGTGCGGTCGAAATATACCTCTGCGTCAAAAAGCGACATAAGAGGCTGCGCCGATATCGTTACGCCCGTTTTATCGGTTTCAACATCATCAACAATCCCCTGATAAGCTACATTCCCGTTTTGGTCTGTAACACTTATAAAGTCGCCCTTTTTTGCATCCAGCTTTACAGCCCGGAGAGTAGTTTTTTCTACGGTCAGGTAGTCAAACTGTATCTCCGGGCTTTCAATCGGAGCAAAACTTCGGAATGTGAAATCCCTTGCGAATACTTCGCACTTAAACAGAGTATGCAAGTTTCTCCACCTCCACATATGCTACGATATCTGACGTGCCGTCGTGCGAAAAGGTCAAAGTGCTTTCTCCCGGCGGAGCATAGATAAATCTTCCGGTCGAAAAGTCGCTGGACTGGTACAGGTTTTGGATGTATGTCCCGTCGAGCGCATACTCGGCGATCTCCATTGTTGCAGGGTCAGCATCAACAACGAGTTTGTGGCCGTCAGGGATTGTTGCGGTTACTTTTCCGACCGCTACACGGGTACCGTCCTTGATAAGCGCCCAAGCAGGATTGACGACCGGCCCGAAGATTTGCAGCTTGCACGGAGATGCCAAATCCCCGTTTCTTATTTTTGCAGTTCCTGTTGCTGTCTCTGCGTAATAATAAGGATAAGTATAGCTGTACCTTTTAATCCCTTGGTCTGGCGCTTGGCTTTGCGTTACCTTAACAGCTTCATGCCAAGTCCCGAAGCAGAGGAATGTAATCGGTACTGCCAAATAGCCGGATTTCAGCTCCGACTTATCCGCAGACTGCACTTCGCACTTGATTTTGTACCATGTGTCCAGCGGGGAATACATCAGGTAAAGCGGGCCTTTTGTCACGAACGAAATAAACGCCTGATACCGGGAATAGTCGAAGAATATCATTTCGCCTGTCACGGCATACTGGTTAAGGAATTCATCCGATACCAGCCATGCGCTTCCGGCTTGGATGGTGGAGTATGTTTTGCCAAAGCCTAATCCACCCGGCGCATTGAAGTACGCCGTTTTGTCCATCAAATCCCATTCGGCGCCGACACCGTTCTTGAGCTTAAATTTTCTCATCAGTAAGCCCTCCCAAGCGCACGGTTGACCGCCTGTACCAAGTTCCTTGCGGCAGCTTCACCGGCTGCGTTATCGTAGCCGTTAAATGTGTTGTTCATTTCGATGGTGATGCCGCCACGGTCGTTTCCGTTCAGCGGCATAACATGGGCACGGCCACCGGCCATGGTAAGCAGCTCCGGCCCGGCTTCGCCGACGATGGCGCTGCCGGAGGACAAAACTCCGCCCTTGGCAAGATAAGCAATTTTTCCGATGGTCGGAATATTAAATCCGAGGGACTTACCGCCCAAAACAGGAACCCAGTCAGGAACATCAAAGTGGATCTTATTCAGACCGTTTATCATCCAGTTGATTGCGTCAATGACCATGTTGATTAGTGCAATGATGCCGTTAAGGGGCGCTTTTGCAATGTCAACAAGCGCCGTAAAGATTCCCTTAAAGATTTCCTGCACACCTTTCCATGCTCTTTCCCAATCTCCAGTAAAAACGCCACGAACAAAATCGATAATACCGTCAAAAACGGCCTTTATGGAATCCCAAATAGATTTTACTGTTGCGAAGAAGAAATTTAAGATTTCCCCCAATATTCCAAACGATTCCGACCAATCCGTCGTAAATACGCCCTGCAAGAAATCATCCACACGCTGGAGGATGGCCTGTATCTCGTCGCCCTTTGTTGCAATCAGCGCAACAAGTCCTACAATGGCGGAAATAATCAGAACTATCGGGTTGGCTATCAAAAAATTAACAGCTGTCGTTATGCCCGTTACAATTCCAGGGATTACAGTTCCCGTTATGAATGTGAACGCAGATGACACAGCGCTCATAACGGCTGGGATAGCTGTTTCTGTAATAAAACCTATTGCCGCCCCAATTCCGCTTGAAATTCCCTCTACAACGGTTGTAATAATCGGCCCCATTTTAGTTGCCGCTTCAATAATGGCGGGTATTACCGTGCCTGACAGCTTGCTCATCGCTCCGGCTATGCCTGATATGATTCCAGCAACAGGAGAGATTGCCGCAATAAGACCGCCGACAATAAGGATCGTCTTTTTGACCCCATCGTCGAGATTTGAAAACCAATCGATTGCATTTTGAAGCCCTGCGACGATTTTATTGATAATCGGCAGCAGGATATCACCGATGGAAATCGCCAAGTTATTGAGCCCGTTTCGGAGTATTTTCATCTGGCTTTCGGTCGTTGCGTATCTTTTGCTAGCCTCGTTGGAGAGGGCAATATTTTCGTCCCATGCAGTATTTGCGGTTGTAACAGCATCGTCCAATACATTGGATGCAAGGGCTAACGCACGAAGCATATTTGACTGGCGAATCCCGGAGAGCCCCAATTCATCCAATACGGAGATTGTGTCCTCTCCATTTTCGTTCATCTTCCCAAGCCCGCCGATGAAAGCACTGATTGCGTCTATCGGTTCATTGCCCCACATATTTGCGAATTCAGAAGCAGATACACCAGCGATCTTTGCGAATGTTTCAAGATCATCACCGCCAGCAGACACAGCCTTGCTTATTGCGGTCATTGTTTGGGTCATTGCCGTACCGCCTGCCTCTGCGTTGATGCCAACCGAGGACATTGCGGTAGACAATGCAAGGATATCCTGTTCGGACAAGCCGGCAACTGTACCAGCAGACGCAAGGCGTGTAGCCATCTCAACAATATCGCGCTCTGTTGTGGCAAAGTTATTGCCAAGGTCAACGATGGTACTGCCGAGTTTGGAGTATTCATCAGCGGTCGTTCCGGTAATGTTGGCAAATTTGGCAAGTGCAGAGGCAGCTTCATCAGCGGAAAGGTTTGTTGCTTCGCCCAAGTCGATCATGACGCGGGTAAAGTCAAGTACATCATCGGTGGCAATACCCAACTGTCCAGCAGCTTCCGCAACCGCCGCAATCTCCGTAGTGGACGCAGGAATTTCTTCTGCCATGTCCAATATGCCCTGCCGGAGTGCCGCAAGCTGCTCTGTAGTGCCGTCTACTGTTTTTTCAACGCCAGCAAAGGCGCTTTCAAATTCTACAGCCGCTTTTGTGGCTGCCACTCCTGCGCCTGCAAAGGCCAAAGATGCCGGTGCAAACTTCTTTGCAATGTTCCCGGACTTTTCTGCTATTTCGCCGGTAACTGCTGAAACCTGTGCAAGTGCCGCACGGCTCTTGGACGCTTCGGCCTGTAGGTCTTTCAGCTTTAGTTCGGCGCTGGTCAGTTCCCGGACTAACTCACGGTATTGTTTTTGGTTGATCTCCGTGCCGTCCGCCATTTCCTGATCGGCTTTCTTTTTGGCGTTTCGGAGGCTTTCAACCTTGTTTTCTGTATTTTTGATTTGTTCCCCGAGCAATTGCTCCTTTTGTTTGAGCAGGTCAATATTTGTCGGGTCGAGTTTCAGCAGGCGATTGACTTTATTAAGCTCCGATTGTGTCCCACGGATTTCGCTGTTCAGCGAGCTGATCGCTTTCGACAATCCCTTTGTATCGCCGCCGATTTCGACAACGATGCCTTTAACATTTTCAGCCAATCTTACCACCTCCTGCGAAGAAATCACGCAAGCCGCCGGGTCTTCCCTTTATGGCATACTGTTCTGCGTCGTTGGACTTTTCGATCATCAAATCATAGACCATTCCGCAGGTCATGTCCTCCAGCGCTTCATCGGATAACCCGAGTTCAGCGCAGCGGAGCATAAAGGTTGACCCGGTAGGCTCACGCACGGTTTGTTTTATTTTTTTTTTGGAACAGCGGTAGTCTTGTTGTTCAGGCTCCAAAGCTCCAAAATGGCAGGGAGCACTTTATAGATGGAAAACATCTCAAACTGCTCCAGCCACTCGTCAACATTGTCCGGGATGGACCCGTCATATTGCCGAGCCATGATAAAAGCGACATCCTCAAAGATTTCAAGATCGCTTACGGAAAAAGATCCGTCCTCTGATGTCGCTGCCGTTTGTAGCTTTTGCAGGTCACGGACAATATCCCGACCCACTTTATGGCGGTAGATGCGTGGGGTCAGCGCATTAGCGCACAACCCTACGCTTTTTCCGTCGATCTCGATTACTTTGTTCATTTCAGCCTCCAGTCGTCGGAGTGAATACGGCGGTGTACCAGCCGTTCACGGTCGCCTCCGGGGTCTCCGCCGTAGTGTAGGCAAGGGAGTTGCCGTTTGCCAGCGGGGAAGCGGTGATGCTGACAGTTTGCGTCTGCGGCTCTACGCTCTCGGTCGTGGTGTTCAGCTCACGGGTAGGCCGAGTGCAGGTGCAGTTGTAAAGAACAAACTTCGTCCCGTTCACATCGCCCTCCTCTTGGAACAGCAGTGCGAAAGACTTGGGCTGAATGTTTGCATTCTCGATCATCACCTTGCTGGTGGTGTCAAGAGTATACCCGAAAACATCCTTGAGGAATGCTTCGGGGAAAACGGCAACTTCGAGATCGCCGGTGTAGCCGCTGTTCGCCACGGCTACGAAATACTGAATGTTGTCCGCATAAAACGGTGTGGTATCGCCGGAAGGCTCCAAAGACAGGCTAACTGCGCCGGGGATGGCTACGGGAGTGCCATAGGTGTTATTTTCCCCGTCGAGGATAGCGTAATGGACATTCGAGATACCGAATTTAACTTTATCAGCCATTTTTACACCTCGATTTCATAAACTACTTGGTTACACTGCTGATCTTCAATGTAACTCTCGGACTTCTGCCAAAACAGAGAGGACAAGGCCTGTTCGACTTTGCCCTCTGCTGTTAGGTCTTTATCTTTTGTGTAAAGCTCAACCTGTATATGGTTGATGGGGTGATACACCACATTGTCAGCGCCAAAATTATTGGAGTAGGAGACGCGATAGAGGATATACGGTAACTTTTGCGGCTTATTGAAGTAACCGTAAGCTACGGGCATCCTCGTCTGTTTTAACAGGGAATTGACCTCTTGCAGTGTCATCCTTTCTTAATCACCACCTTTACACGGGTTAATAGTTTCTGCTCTGCCTTTTGCTCCGCTGGGCCGATGTGGGGGAATGGGCGGGCAGAGCCTTTTGCGGTTCCGCCTGGGCCTGCGTGACCATGTTCCAGCAAGTGCGTGAGCTGGTAATCCGTTTTGTTGAAAATTCGCATACGGATATCGCTGTAGCTCTCATATGCGACCTTGTCACGCCAACCGGCCTTATAATCGCCGGTCTGTACCGGGCTGCCTGTCACAATGTCTTGGCGGCATTCCTTTGCCACCTGCCGAACCTCTTTTTTTACGCCATCCGTAACGGCCTGGTCATAGTTTTTCAGTTCGGACAGGATTGCCGTTGCCAACTCATCCGGTCTAACCGTTTTCGACATCGTTGCCCACCTTTTCCTCTAGGTACAGCTCTATTTCATCGCTGCCTGTTGCAAAATAGGTGCGATAAATGGAATAGCGTGTGCCGCGCCACTCGGCTAATTTCTGCCCAGCATAGTTGGCGATAGGAGTAACCGCCACAAGGGACGGCTGCAAGCCGTTTTGACCGGCGGAATAGAACTCCGCCCGTGTAGCGGACTGCAGCCGCGCCCAGACCTGTGTTGTGGTTTCTGTGGCAATCTGTACCCCGATATCGTTCTGCTCAAAGGTTTGGGAGATTAATGTAATGAAATCATCCAAATCAATCACCCACCTTTTGCTCAAACAGCCGGTTGTTGAGTGCCCACCGGAGCATCCGGGGCATTGCTACGACCTTTTCCCGGCGTTGCCGGTAAAGGTAGGCAGCGTACATCTCCACCAGCATAGCATCACCGGTGCTGGTGGAAAGTACGATTCCCTCGGTAGCGATATACTCCTTGGCAGACGCGATCAACGCCGACAGGTAATCGTCAAGCGCTGTTGTGGAAAGTTGCAAATCAACCTTCAAGATCACGAGGATATCAGCGTCTGTCATGCTTTAACCCCCTTTTAGGAAGCCTTGGTTACATTGACTGTGTAAACAACGGTCTCGTTGCCATTCTTGACAGTAACGGTCAGAGGATGGGCAGCGCCATCAGCCAGCCAAGTAACAGTGCCGCCATTCTTCACATTGGCGTTGTTGTAGGCAATAGCGACCTGCGCACCGGCAACCTCGGTAGTGGCGTTTACGGCAGCAGTCGCAGCGGAAGCGGTAGCGGTGTAGCTCAGAACATCGCCGTCAAATGCGGGACTGAGAGACAGGCTGCCGACAGTCAGAGCGGACAGCTTGGCGTTGTTGGCGGTATCAGCCGCAAAGGTCATGGAGGTGGTTACGGAAGCGCCGTTAATGTTAATCGCCACAAAAGCGCCGGGGATAACGGGCATACCGTCAGCACGCTCTTTGCCGCGGAATACGGTGTTGTCCTGAATGAACTGAACCTCGCGGGATGCTTCGATGGTCATGCCGGAGCGCTGCGCCCACAGGTACAGGTCGCCATAGCCGCCAACGATGTCTCCATCGGGGATAAATTCGAGGATTTCCACATCACCGCCGATGATGGGCATGGTCATACCGTCAAAGGTGACATACCGGCCCAAAGCGGTAGCAAGGATTGCCTTGGACTGCAGAGTAGCCAGGGTCTTGCTATTCATAGCCCAGAAGCGCTCGCCGCGGGAATAGCGGGTGAAGGTGTTACCAGCAGCAACAGCCAGCGCAGCCCAGAAAGCCTCGCCGGTGGAAGCGGTGGGAATGGTGATGATGTTGGAGGTGTGCAGGTCAACCCAAGCAGGAGCATTGGCCGGGTAATCGCTGGGTTTGCTCTCCTGCGCCAGACGCGTCACAATACCAAGAGGCATCTTCTGACCAGCGCCCTTGCCGTACAGGATGGCCTTATCCTTGGCAAGGCCGATAGCCTCGGACAGCATCTCGACGATCCAGGAGGCGAGGTTTACATCGTTATCCTCCAGCAGGGAATTACAAACAGGAACATAACCGGCAACCTTGAAGCCGTCAAGAGTGATCTGGTTAAAGCTGAAGGTCAGCTCATTGATGGCGCCGCACATTTCAGTCCAAACGGCCTCGGGGACAGTACCGGCAATGGTCTGACGGGCTTCGCCATTGACATTGCGGATGCGGACCCGACGCATCAGTTTGGAGTAGCGATACATATTCTCGGCAATGAGATCGAGGAATACAACAGGGATGGTCAGCTCACCACCGGTGATATCTCTCTTGCTGCGGGCAGCGTTACGAAGCTCCGCAAAGAAGGTCTGCACATCGGGCTGGGCTACGATAGCGTCACGCTGCTCTTTGGGAAGAGCGTCAAAGGCGCGCACATTCATGGGGAGGGAGCGAATGTTGATGGTATTCATGGTAAAATCATTCCTTTCGTCTTTCTTTTCTGCTTTGGGTTCAGCCTTGGGAGGATCTTTTTCGGCATTTTCCAAATCTTCCTCAAGGCCCTTGATTTCTGCGGACAGTTTTTCTTTTTCGGCGTTGTGGGCATCCTGTTCCTCGGTAAATTTGTTCATGGCGTCCTCAACAGCCTGCTGCTCCTCATCGGTGGTAGCTTCGCCGATTGCTTTTTCGATTTCAGCGGAGCGTGTTGCAAATTCTGCGTCTTTAGCTACCATTGCCTCAAAAGCTGCTCTTTTCAGTTCCAGCTTTTTGGCAATCATAATGGATTTCAGTGCCATGTCAGCACTCCTTTCTTAGCTTTTTGAGGGCTTCGGCCCTCCATTGGTCGAGCTTGCGCTCGTTGATCTTTTCAAGGTCTTTTTTCCGAGCCTCTACCATGGTGTCCTCGTAGGCCGGGAAGGTAACGACCGATACCTCATACAGTTTGACTTTGCGAATAGTCCACACGGTTGTGCCATCTGGCCGGATTTCGGTTTCCTCGTCAAGGATGTCAAAGCCGAAAGAACATTGGGAAACATCCCCACGCTTTACGCGCTCATAGGCGTTCATGGCATCCTGATCCGCTTGATTAATGAGGATGGACCCCCAAAGGCCCAAATCGTCAACGCGGAGGGTCAGTGTACCAGCTGTTGTTCTGCCAAGCACGATTGTGGTATCATGGTTAACCAGCGCCCGGATATCATCACCGAGGGTACCATCAAAGGCTCCTCGGTCAATGCGCTCGATGGCTTTATCCCACATCCGGTATTCACCGGTAAATGTGGCGAAATAGCCCTCAATGTAGAGGTTCCCATCAGCAGCGCGGGTTTTGAAGTCGCCACTGCGGCTGATTGCCTGTCTTGCTCCTACCATTTACTCACCTCCTCCGTTTAGTTTTTTCTGATCGCCAAGGCGGTCCGCGGGAATGTAGTTTTCAAGGGCCAAAAGCTCATCCATTCCCTCGTGCGGAGTAAGCCCAACCCAACTGCGCCACTCGTTCCGTGTCATTGCCATGCGGTCAACCATTTCCGCACCAGCTTTGATGGTTTCCTCCAAGGAATAGTTGTAGAGGGATCGGACATTGAAGCGGAAAAAGTAATCCGGAGATACGAGCAGCTTTCGGCTAAACTCCTGCTCCAAAATCTGTGCAATCGGCATGATACGGGAAGAAATAAAGTTGTTCCATTCGTCTCGCTTGAACTCGCCAACGCCCAAAACAAAAGGCGGCACGCCAAGAATGGTTGCCACCGTCGTTTTATCCAGTTTTACGAAGTCTGCCAGCGCAAGATCAGATAGAGTAAGGGGCCTTACCTGTTCCACCGAGAATTGCTCGGCAGGAATCAGCCAAGGTTCCCCGGCTTTATTGCTTGCAACAAAATCGCCAAGGAGCTTTGCACGCCCCTCCGGGTCAGAAAACTCGTCCGTCAGCGAATCCACCTTCACGATAAGAGACGGTTTCCATTCACTGGCCATGAAACCATTTTCTGTTTTCGCCGCTTGCTTGAGGTTATTTGCCACATCAGCCAGCGCAATGCTGTACCCAGTGCCTTGCCATGGGTAGTAATTGCTCGGATTTATGGCAAAATGCAGCACATCCTTCGGGTCATAGGGTTTCCCAGATATTTCGATGCTATAATACCGTTCCCCATTCGGTACAAATGCTACAAACGCCGCCGGAATCGGGTCAAGCCGCCGGAGCAGCCCCTTCCGGGTCTTTGGGAGCACTACAGCGTTCCCCCGGCCATCCAGCAGCATTGTTTTGATGATCCACTGGATAAAGTTTGACCGGCCCATGTAACTGTTCGGCTCGATATCAACCACACGAGACAGCCCATTTTTAACCCGGATATCTCCACTATCGGTGTTTTGCATCAGATAGATTGTCATACTTCCAATTAAAGACGCAATCCTATCAACAGCGGCACAGATTTCCGGGTTGTGCGCAAGGTCTGTATAGCCGGAACAGGTTAGGTCTTTCCAGCCGGTTCCATCACACAGGCATACAGCGCTCCGCGTTTGGGGCTTATCCCGAGAGCGGAAGCGCTCAAAAAAATTTGCTATGCTCATTTATCACCCCACCATTTCTTTCCTGCTTTAGATTTATCCAAAGCCTCCAAGTACCGCACCGTGGCGAATACGGAGGCATCGAACACATCAATTCGGTTTGTCGGTCTTACCTTGTCGTACTGGATCATGTCGTCTGTCTTTTCGACGGCCGAGACATTCCCAACACAATACTCATATGCTTCGGAATGCATATAGTACAGCGTCCCATTTTTGGCGCTCTGCTCGATATGCCGGAAACCTTCTGATTTCCTGTAAAAATACTGCGGTTGGTCGATAATGTTAAACCCAGCCGATTTCATGCCTATGAAATACTCTCGGCAGAATTTACGGTCATGCCCCACCTGTCGTATTCGGAAACCGCGCTTTCGCATTGTAACAAACCAGTTGACAACATCGGCGTGGTTTACGGTTGGACTGTTGCACATGGTTAAAAGTCCATCATCGGCCCAGCCGAAAAGCGGTATACCATCCTCGTCGGCCTTAACATGAGCCTGCACCACAGGGAACCAAGCGTGACTGATGATGATATCCACGCCTTTGTAATTTCCAAAAAGCGCAGCCGCTGTTAGGTCGTGCATTTTTGAGAGGTCTGCACCACCATACCAGTCTATTGGGAGCTTGGAAAGCTCGTCCAGCGTCCAGTTGTATTTTTCATCGCTTCGCCGGAATTCGTCGAGGTTGAAATAAGACTTGATAGCCCCGGTATAGACATTGAGAGACTTTGCGAAGAAATCTTTCCGCTGCTGCGGGTCATTCTGCGCCTGCAAGCTATCGTTTAGAATTTCCTCCGGCCGGATGGAAACGCCATAGGCCGGATTGGCCATCTCATGTACCAGGGGATTGGTATAGTCGATATTTCCCTCCTCATCCGGATTGGCGCAGCACATAAAGATAAAATATTGTTCGTCCTTGATGGTGCCATCCAGCACCTTTCGGCAGTATTGCAGCCGCTGCCCAAGGAAGCCCTGTTCGTTATCGCCAGCCGTGGAAATACCTATCAGCAGCTTGTTGGTGTAGGCTTTCATGGCTTCCTTAAAAAGGTTGTACTGCTTAGGCTTTGTAAAAGCGTGGATTTCATCGCAGATCGCAATATTGCAGTTAAGAGAATCCTGCGCATCTGGGTTTGCAGCCAGAGCGCGGATAAAAAACGAGCCGTCTGGAAGCTCTGCCTCCATTGAGTGCTCGTTGTTGTTGTCAATGATCTTTACACCGCCGCCATGCTTCTCGTCCTCGCCCATAAGCCGGATGTTATAATCCAGAAAATTAAAGCTTTCAAGGGACTGCATCAGAGCCGCGGCCGATATGTAGGTTTTGGAACCGCTGCGCCGGTACCACAGGGACAGCGCCCATGCGAGGGAAGCGGCAAAACTGGTTTTGATGTTCTTTCGAGGGATAAAAATAAGGGCTTCATGAAACCGCACCACATCGGTGCCTTTCAACTTAAACCCAAGAAGATTGTATATGATGAATTTGTGAAACGGCTCCAACAGGAACGGCTTTCCCCGGAGCGGTGTACCGTCCAGCTTTTCCCCCTGCTGGTGGCATAGGGTCTTTTCGATGATTTGAATACAGAACTCCGGCCCTTTCGGCGCGAAATCGTACTCGTCATTATCGAGGTCAGCAAAGAAACGGTCAACAGCCTGCCGCAATTCCTTGCAAGCAACCTTTCTCCCGTCTCTGATGCTTTCGGCATACTCAAGGACTACGGGCCAGTTCTTACCATTAATCTGTCTCAAGGCTGGCAAGAGCAGCGGCAAGGCCGCCCTTTTCCTCCTTTTCCTTCACTCCGCCGGTCATTTTGCGGAAACTCGATGGAGTAAGCCCCAATTCGCGCCAGTATGCCAGTGCGCTCTTGTTGAGGTCGTCCCACAGAATCAACAGAGGGTTTTTTACCATGTTTGTGGCGTTCCCTTTGTTGGTATATTCGATGACGGACTTGCCGCCGGACTTTTTGAACTCGGCCTTGGTCTTATCCCGCTGTTCCAGTATCTCTGCAAGCGTTTCTACCGCAGATTGATAAGATGGGTCGGCCGTACCGAGTTTTTCCATCTGTTTTCCGATAGTTTCAACCCATTTTTCCTTTGTCATGGCTTCCCCTTTCTCAAAAATATACCGTAGAGTTGGAAAAAGTTCCCCCCGCCGGTCCCCATAGACAGGCGGAAGGCGCAACGGATAGGGGGGGTATCAGTAACGGCCCCTTGCTGCTGTTGCTTTTTCCGGGTGCTGCTTGTTATGGCAGCCCTCACACAGGCTTACTAAATTTTTATCTTCGTAAGCCAGCTCCGGGTACTCATCTGCGTGTTTGATATGATGCACCGTTGTAGCCTGTACCGCCTTTCCGTACCTTTTGCAGTGCTGGCACATATATCCGTCACGCCTTAATATCTGTTGGCGCTTCCTCCGCCACCTGGGAGAATTATAATCAAATACAGTGTTCATTACCCGCCCTGTCCCTCCCGGTGTCTACTATGCCGGGCTACCAATTATTGTTACCAAACCGTTGTTATCCGCTTAGTGCCTGTCTTGTTCCCGCACAGCAGGAGCGTCTGCGGCTGCTCATGGTCGCTCTCGCTGCTGGGCAGCAGCATCTTCCGGGCTGCGTAGCCTCCGTACTGCTGCCATGCAGTACAGCTAACCACTACCAGCTGCTTGGTACGGATAACATTGTTGTTACTGTCCACCACGATCTTTTTGGGCTTACTGATGGTGCCTTTGTGGGTATGGCCAACAATCAGAGCGTCAATGCCCTCTATGGTGTAGCCGAAGCGCTCATTGCGGTTGACCGTTGCACCGGTGTAAATGCCGCCGCCGGAGCCATGGGTAACAGCCATCGTATAGCTGGTGATAGGGATATCTCTTGTTACCCTGCGCCCAATCTCCAGCTTGAGGAATGCTATATCCTCGGCGTAGTAGTCCTCCATGTCCAGCTTGCACATGATATCGCCCATAATGTCTTGGTCGGTGTCCCTGGCTGTCCTCGCTTCGTGGTTACCGGATACCGCGCAGAGTATCTTATCCTTGATGGGCGTTAGCATTTCCGCCATCATCTTTTTCTGCTCCCGCGGGCGGATATAATCCTCAAAGGGGCTTCCCACCGCGTTCCGGGTATTGTTGTTGATGAGATCGCCGCCAAGGATGAGATAAGCGTCCTCCCGCTCTACCCGGCGGCAGAATGCTTGCCAGCCCTCTTTATCATGTAGGATGCTGCCCAAATGCACATCAGATACCGGATATACCTTGATGGTGTCGCTCTGCGGGATTTTGCGGACTATTAAATCCATAGGTATCCCCTCCTTTATGGCATAAAGAAAGAGAGCGCCTTTCGGTACTCTCTGACTGCTTTTGGTAAGGCAGGCTATTGCGAACTTGCGGTCTGCCAGCGCGGCACCTTTTTTACGAAGGTCATGTATCTTCGGCCGATGGGATAACGGGGCATCGGCGGCCCCGTAAAAAGGAGGTAAAACATGAAGGTGGAGCACCCGATAGGGCTTGAACCTATAACCCGCTGCTTACAAGGCAGCCGCTCTACCATTGAGCTACGGGAGCAGATTGCCGGGATTAGGGGCCCGGCTCCCCACCAGGAGGAATGTCAAGGGAAGTCTGTGTTTTACCACGATATTAGTATACACTATGTTAGGCGTTATTTTGTCCCGAATTTGTCCCAAGTTTTACAGCTCGGTCACACCGTATCGGCAAATAGCGTATCTCTTTAGTGCCTCGTCCATCCTGCGGTACAGCTCCGACCTGCTGATGTGCAGCTCGTCACATAATCTATCGATGGCATTGTACTCACGCCGCATGACGGCCACCTCAAGTATCCTGCGCTGCTGGTCGGTCAGGATAGACAGGCCACGGTCCATCTGCCGCACTTGCCACTTAACCAGCTCATGGTTGACGGTTAGGTTGTCCCTATTGCAGATGGCGTTTATGATGCGTTCCTCGGCAGTCGAGCTGCCGCCCTGTACAGGTGTGGCGTCCATTTTGGGCGACCTGATGCCCTCCATTCTGGCCGTCAACATATCGATCTCGTCCTGCAGGCTGTCGATGGCCATGAGCTTTTCGTAATACCTGCCAAGCTCCCACTTACAGGTCTTTTTGTAGTCTATCATGTGGCTCCTCCTTTCTTTCGCCGTAGGAGCAGAAATCGTCCTCGTGCATCTGCGCACAAAGTATATTCGGCTGCCCCGGTGTGCCATCTCTGTACTTGCAGTCTTTGCATCTGACCACCGGCGCAGCATCAACAGATTCCTCCGTCAGCATCTTCATCCACTCACAGTCGGCAGGCTCACAGTCCATTCCCGGATACATTCTGTCGCAGATACTACAGATAATATCCACTGCAGTTTCATTTTTGATATAGGGCTTAATCATAAGTAGCCTCCTTTTCGTCCATCTTCGCCCCGCAGTTGGGGCAGTAGTTGTAAGCGCCGTCAATAGACGGGTCAAGAGACCACCACCTACAAAACGGGCACCTAAACTGACTGAGCGTGTTAAGCGTTTGCGGGATGTATTCCCACCGTCCATGCACCACCGGGGCAACATCAGCGGGCTGGAAACACTCTACCTCATCGAGCATATCGTCAACCCAACAGGCACGACACCAGCATCCGTTGTGGTCTTTCTTCTCCGCCTTGCACGGCTTGCAATAACGCTCCTCGACGCTTTTCTTAAACGCTTCCCTGTCTATGTATTCAGCCATCTTTTTCTCCTCCTTCCGGCAGCACCACCACACGCCCGTCCTTGTCGGCCTCGGCCAGCTCGCGCAGGCGAGCATCGTCGTCCGTCTGGTGGAGCAGCTTGTCAAGCCGCTCAATGATATTGTCGGCGTGCTTGTTGATGGCGTATTCTGCTTCCGGCGATATTTCCCGCACACTCGCCAAATCGTTAATTTCCTCCGGCGTCAGTCCCGTGTCCTCGTAGGCGGCAAGGCGGCATTGGAGCATGACAATCCACTCATCCTTTGTGTACTTTTCTTCGTATTCTGTTGCCATAAGAACTTCTCCCGTTTTAAGCCGGTATGTCAGTCGTTCCATCACTCTACCTCCTGCATCCAGAACTCGCGACGACAATCTATGCACATCTTTGCTGGATCCTTACACTCTCCGTCACTATCTCTGTGAGCAGCAGAAATAACCATCGGACAAATCTGGAGTGCCCCGAACGCATCAATGATTGTCTCCGGATATTGCTCCAGAAACACGCTCTGCCGCGTTTTGCGCGGATGGGCGGCAGACCATTCCTCAACTTCTTTTACCACATCTTCGGCGCTGGAACCCTTGTTGAATAAGGTATACTTCGGAGCCTCCCCTGTCACAGCAAACATTCTTCTGCGCTCCTCGACAAACTTCACAGCATCCATCACATTTCCTCCACATAGCACCAGCTTTGGGGCGGGCGCTTAATATGACCGCCATTTTCGCATGATTCACACCCAAATTCATCACACACTTTGTCTATGCAGTTTTCAAACGGGCGCGAAAACTTGCTCAACTCCTTCGGCGTGTCGTAGATTTTCAGGTCGGAGATATGCCAGCCGTAGCCCTGGTAATGTTCAAGATAGTCGTGCAGCTCATCGTCTGTCATAGCCACACACAGGCCACACTTTTCTTCGGCAGCTTGCTTGTAAACGGAAAGTCCCCCGGCCTTAAAAAGAAAATCCGTACTATCCTTGTCAATCTTGTAAATGCGGTCACAGGTAAACTCTCCAATGACTTTGCCTCCGCCATAAAACTGCGGATTTGGATAATCCGTTGCAATAAAGTCCTCGTGCGGGTACTTCGGCAGTGTGCAGTAGATGTACACCCTGAACGGTGTTTCCAGCTTCGGACGGTTCTTTCGCACCTCAATGGTTTTCTCACCTCTGATAATCTTCTCGCACCACTTCGGGCGTATACTTATCATAATGGCCTTGCACATCATCCCACCTCCTTAGCCATCAGCAAATCCTTGTAGTCCAGCAGCAGCGCCCATATCTGCTCCGCATCGTCATAGTCGAGTGTAACATCCCCCTCTGCGTCAACCAACGCAGCCAGCCTTTCTATGTCCCGGATTGTTTCGTAGTAGTCCTTTACGGTCATTGGCTCACCCTCCAAAATTCTCAAGATAATATTGCTTGCCGTCCTGCCAGCCTTTGTAATAGGCTGCCTGCTCCCGGCGTTCCTGTTCCTCTTCGGTGATCTCTGCCTGGGCAACTTCATCCACATGGTTCCACCTTTCGGCCGAAATAGCCGATAGAACCATTATGCAGAAAGCAGCTAAGATTATCGTAACTGCCGCTGCCGTCCAGTTCCTCATAGCGAATCCCTCCTAAATCCGAAGAATGTCTTTATTTGCGGTAGGGTCTCCAGCCTATGGCCGTCTACCGTTACTAAGGCGGCATAGCCCTGACCTATCCAGCCACGGTGCCAAATCCCCCGGGCCTCGTAGTAGTCCACGCTCTCCCTGCGCTCTGTTGTTTTGCCGCAAACCCTTATCTCGATGTCGATTTTCCCATCCCGGCGCTTTATCCAATTCTTGGGGCGCTTATACTTACCGGATGCCGCCGCGTCCTTGTAGCATTGCTTTGAGCAGTACTTTTGTCCCGGCTGGCCGAAATAGTCCTTCCCGCAGTATTCACATTTCTTCGGCTCGGCTTTTTTCATACTGCTTTTGCGGGCCCGGATGCTGTCCATGGCATTTTGGCACTCCTTGCAATACAGCTGTCTGGTGTTGGTGCTGCCTATCGGCCCTCCGCATCTCTTGCAGGGCCGGTTGGGGTCTCTCTTGATTCCATAGCGAGACAAGATTTGTGCCACAGAGCCGTAATCAAGATCGAGAATTAAGGCAATCTCCCTGTTTGTCTTGCCCTCCCGCACCAGCTGCTCCAGGAACTCCGGGTCGTTTGAATTAGAACAGCCGATTTTGGCGTTAGGAGACGCTTTATCGTATGACATCATAACTCACCACCTTTTCATGCTCGGCCGTCTCTGCGCGCATTTTTATGGCTTTGGTGACAGCGTTCCAGCGCTTGATAAATTCCTCGGCACTTTGTCCCTCAAAAAGCGGCTTCTCCCGCTCTACATCCTTCTGCCCCATCAGGGTACCTCCTTTGATAGTCCTTCTTCGCAAATATCCACTATGTGCTGGCACAGTGCTGCCGGAATAACGCTTCTTTCCTTGCTACCCTTTAGCCCCTGTGTGCCAGTTTTGCTGCCCCTTGGTGCCTTTTCATGACAGGGATCCCCATTCTTGCACATCGGTTTGAACTTGGGATCAGGATGGTTTGTCCAGATGTCAGTAGGCTTCATCCTGGTGTCACCATACTGGCAATATGTCACCGTGTACCTGTGCAGTCCTTGCATCCATGACATCTTCCGCATCCCGCCCCTTGGATTTTCGATGAACCAAAACCTTGGCTTAATGTCCTTGATGAGTTGTAATACATGCTGATCTACCATATCGCAAAATTTTGCATAGTCACTGACAGGGTCAAGGTTTCCTGTTACAGGATTTTTTCTCCTGTGATGGCTTATAGCAGCAATGCTGAATGTGGAACAGTCCGGACTTGCCCAAATCACATCCGGGCGTCCAAAACGATTCAGAATTTCATCCGTCGTGACTGTTAAGATATCTGCATAAAGATCGATGTTTTCAAAATTCTTATCCCATTCCACAGAAAACACTTGATGCCCTCTGTTTTCAAACGCTTTCCCTATACTCCGCGTTCCAGCAAATAATTCAAGTACTTTCATCCGTTACCTCCTCTATTTCAATTTCTGTTCTTGGGTTTTTGGGGTCGTATGCCCCACGCAGCCGCAGCTCGACATGGTCAAAGCTGTCGTCTGCGATTACTCCCCGGTGTACCAGCCCGTCCATCAGCATCTTGCCGTTGTAGTTATCCGGGTCGTGCCTGTGGCGGGTGGGGAAGTAGTAGGTGATGGTCACCACCGCCTTGCCCATTGGTTTGCACTTGGGGCAGTATGCAACAAACAGCTTCAGCCACCGCTGCTTTTCAGCTCGGTAGTCCCAGGCGTTCGCCCGACCAGCGTATTTGTTCAGCGATGGGGGGATTTCTGGGATTATGATTTTCACGCATTCTCCTCCAACATCCGCTCCGCCAGCGCCAGGTCATAGCTTGGAAGCGGCTTTACCTCTGCCATCCCTGCCAGCTTCGACCGGATATTCGCAGGCAGGGCTTGCATTTTGCGCTCGCTCTCCTGCCTTGCCCGGTAGCTCCGCATAAAGTTGGACTGCACCACGCTTTGTACCGTCCCGGTGTCCATGCTGGCCCATTCCCGCAGCTGGGAGGGGTGTCCTACCAACCGTTGTAGGTTCTCCGGCAGGTCTGCAAACTCTTTCTCGCTGTTGTAGCCGCTGTTCCGCAGGGCCTTTGCAATCAGTGCCCATGCTTCGCCCTCGGAGAGTTCCGCCGGTCTGCTGATCTCACCAATAGCGGCTATGATAGCCCCAATATGCGGGGGAAAGCCCTTGCGATCACTGGCAATGTGGGACTTAACCGCCGCTGCCACAAGGTTAGCCGGGTAGTCTGCCAGCATTTCCGACCACAGGTTCACCACCGCTTCCGCATCCTGCCGTTTCATGTCCCGGTAATAACCTGGGTATGCGGCCTTCAAGATCGACATGACGGCAAGCGTTTCAGATCGGGTCATGCTCTCCCTCCTCTCGCAGCATTTGCAAGAACACATTGTCTGTTTCCCCCTGCGGAAGCTCGTCCTCCCACCTGCGCTGGTTCAGCCATGTCGCAGGGTTTGGGATGTACTGGCCGTTGTTCTCCGTCCATTGGCGGCTCCGCTTCTGTGCATATATGGCATCCATCATTCGGTCAAAGGTCTGCTTATCCGGCTTGATGCGTTCAAAAGCCTTTTCCGCTGCTCCTTTCCCGACTTTCTTAGGATATTGCGCCCAAAATTCGGCAAACCGGCCCCCTTGGGGGGCATGGGGGGTACTTGTATTCGGATTCGGATTAGTATTCGGATTCGGATTGGATTCAGGCCGCATCTCGCCGCAATCCGCCGCAACTTGCGGCAACTCGCCGCAGATTTCCGCAGACGGTGTAAAGCCGCTGTTTTCAGGCGGGTCGGGATATTTGGGTTTGCATTCTCGTATCCTTTGATGTTCGGCCCAAGTCGGGAACCAAAAGTAGGGCTTCCCGTCCACCTCGTAGAGGGAAACGCAGCCTTTGGCCGCCAAACCGTGGAGCGCATCGTTGATATCTTTTGCAGTAACCCGTTCCCGAAGCGGGAATGCGTTGCCTTTGATGATTGCAGGCCGGGCATCTCCTCGTCCTGCATCGTCTACCGAAACAATAAGACTTACCCAAAGCCGAAACTCGAAATCCGTTAAGGATGCTATCTTGTCGCTTGTGCGGAAGCTATCCTTTATCAATCTATTCGGCATTCCTCCTCACCTCCCGTCAGAATGGGAGGTCGTTAGGGTCGCCCTCGACTTCTTCAAATCCGCCCTGCTCGCTCTCTGCGGGCTTTTCCTCTGCCTTGCCGGTAGATTTGCTGCCGCCGAAAAGAGCTTCCTCTGCGATAACCTCTGTGGCTGTGCGCTTATTGCCGTTCTTGTCCTCGTAGTTGCGAACTTCGATGCGCCCCACAATGGTGATAAGATCGCCCTTGCCAAACCACTGGTTTACGAATTCGGCGGTCTTGTTCCACGCTACGATGGGTACGAAGTCAGTCTTTTCTCGGTCACGGTTGCGGTCTACCGCAATGGTAAAGCTGCACACGCTCTTGCCGTTCTGGGTCTGTTTCAGTTCGGGAGCCTTTGTCAGACGCCCATTAAGGATCGCTTTGTTCAGCATTCTGTTTCCTCCAAATAGTTCGTGTAGAATTCCTCCCGGAACATCGGGATTGTGAAATCGTAGTTGTCGATGCAGGCTTGCTCGCCCAGCCGGTGCAGCCAGTCCATCACCTCGGCACAGCTGTGTGCGTGTGTCAGGTGGCATGGCGTGTGGCACAGGGACACCCAAAGCCCCATGCGCTTGCTTTTGCTCCGCATGGCGTTGCCGAAGATTTCGTGCCGGTCGAGTTTTACGCCGGATCGCTGGCACAAAAAGCACTTGGATGTGTCGGCCTGTACGATGCTCGGAGCGTAACCGTTTCGGTCAAGCTTTGCGCCCCATTCGTTTTTCAACCGTCACACCTCCCAGCCTGTCCCCATTCCCGGCCGATTTGGTTATCGATGATCCTGATTTGCAGTTTAAGGCTGTTGATGGCTTCCAAGTTCGCCTTGTAGACTGCTTCGGCAACATCTCGCTTAAACCGTGCTTCTGCCACGCTCGGTATCCCGTAACAGGTCTTGTCAATCAGTCCGATTGCAACACCATCATCTTTGAGTTTCAGACACTCTGTGCGGAGAAGGACTTTATAGTCCCGCTCCGCAGCAGCATACTCGCTTCCCGAATTTCGCAAGGTCTTAACGGCTGTATTAAGCTGTGCCGATTTCTGTTGCAGCTCGGTCCACAGGTCAAGCTCCATTCTTCTCGGCCTCCTTTTCGGCGGCAAAGGCTTTCTTCTGGCAGTTCGGGCACAGCTTGCGGCCGAACCGCTGGACGCTGTAGGCGGCGATCTCGCTTACAGGCCAATACTCCCCGTTGCGCTTGTTGATACCGGTGATCTGCTGCCCGCAGTCAATGCAATACTCGGTAGGCTCCGGTTCTCTTTCTGCACCCTCCGGCAAGTCCTCGCCAGCGTAGATATACAGGCCAAGGCCATGACGGGCACAGGCTTTTGTAAGGGAACGCTGGATTGCCTTATTGGCATCGAATGAGGTAACATCACTGGCCGGGATTGAGCGGTTGCGGTTATCCATGACCGGCAGATACTCGATGTGCTCAATGCCATTGACGGTTACGCCAGTCTTAACCCAGCAGGTCTTACCGTCTGTGTGGTAAAACAGGCCATTAGCATCCTCGTAGATGGTATAGGTGGCATCCGGGTGCAGCTTCTTGATTTCTCCCCAGGCCCATGCCCAGGAAAGGTATGTAAGGCCGTTTTTCTTCTCTGTCTTGTCAGAGCAGTTGATGCTGTTCAATTCTCGAAAGTAGTTCTCCATAGCTCCTCCTTAATATCTGTCTGGTGCTTCATCAAAGTACCTGTCAGCATCCGCATCGCTGGCGTCAAACCGCTTAACACAGTTTTCGCAGCCAATGACCATGCCGTCCTTAATGTAAATGGTCTCGTTGATCTCGCAGCCGCACTCCGGGCAGATGTGCGGCTTATCATCGTAGTTATCCACCCAGCTCGGGATTGGCCTATCCGGGATATCGTATGGGTTCATGCTTCCACGACCTCCCCATTTTCCAGTTTGTAAAATACCCCAGGTTTTATAATCTCACCATCTACCTTTACAGCTCGCACCTCTTTAATGGGGCAAGTGTCACCGTTCCAGTTGCCCCTCTCGGTTAGGACGAGCCAGCACCCAATGGCGCCGGATGCTTTACTATCGACTCCGGTGACGATTGCAATAGACTCCTTTCCATCAACGGTGGCTGCGCTACGGTCGCCGGTGTTGGTTGCTGCGCTGCAGTAGCCGGTATTGGTGGCTGCGCTACGGTCGCCGGTGTTGGTGGCTGCGCTATGGTAGCCGGTATTGGTGGCTGCGCTACGGTAGCCGGTATTGGTGGCTGCGCTATAGTCGCCGGTGTTGGTTGCTGCGCTACAGTCGCCGGTGTTGGTTGCTGCGCTACAGTTGCCGGTGTTGGTTGCTGCGCTGCAGTAGCCGGTATTGGTGGCTGCGCTGCAGTAGCCGGTATTGGTGGCTGC